TTCGGCGCTGCAAGTTAGTAGTCCACCAAGATTGGATTTCAAGCCTTGATTGACCTGGGCAACAACCGGAACAGTGAGAAACGTGGGGGTGGTTCCAGAGACACTAAGAGTGCCCTGGGATGCACCAGCACCAAGGTCCCCATAAATCTGGGCCAGCATGGTTGATCCAATTTTGGGTTTGAAGAACCTAGCCTTGTAGGTCCAAAACAACTTCCCAAGCACAACGCCAGCTGCTGCTGGAACACCAACGGTTGCGATGGTGACACGGCCAATATCGAAGGCGTTGTAACGCGCATCATTATCGGTTGTGGTTTGCTTAAGAAGACCGCTTCGGGTGTAAAACCGAGCAAATTGATTTTGCCTTGGGTCACACTCGATGGGGTGGGCCATACCCTGGTACGGTGGACCATGGGTGGAGAATTCGTAGTCAAGCATCTCTGCTTCACTAGCGAACGCATCATCCTGGCAATCGTACTGGGTACAGACGATGAAAGTGCCCACGCCTTGCGACGTGGTGACGTTCCCTGAACTTGGCTCGAAGACCAAAACCAAGCCGTCAAACTCATACTCCTCATTACTCTGGGCCAACTGGTTCAGATACCTGAAGGTACTGGCCAGGCCCGGGTTGATGGGGTAGGTGTTTTGGATTTGGAAGTTTTGGGTACCGGTCGCCACAACATCACAGAGGAATTCTTTATGAACCACCTCCATTCCATTGCGGTTTGGGATAAACGTCGGGACCTGTTGAGAATGGGTCATGATACTATTCTTTTTAAGAGTATAGTCACCACGGCCCAGAAGGCGAGAGACAGCGCCCCCCGCTGCGCCACCTAGGGCGCCACCTACTTGGGAACCGATTTGGGAACCGGTGTCAACAAAGTAGTTGCCACGACCAGTGAGCTTGGTCTGTCCAGCAACCAAACGGTTGATGGAACTGACCAAAGCGGTTACTGAACCGCTTCGCTTCTTGGTCTGAGCGCGGGAGATCTGCTTCGAAGAAGGAATAAGGCCAGCCAGGTCGGCTGTAACCATATTCGCAATCTTCTCGGCTTGCTTCGCCTTCTTTTTGTTATTCTTTGTTTTGGTCATTGCTTTTGTCGCAGTAGGCGAGCCACTGCGATGGGAAGCGCCGGCATCCCTGCCGTCCACCCGGAGTTCTGAACTACATTCAGCCACTGCCACTGTTGTGGACAGTTGCGAGTTTCGTACTCGAACTGAGAGAGCAAGGAAGCGTCGGGAATCTGGGATAACAAATGGAAAACCATTTTCTCGACGTTCTGGGGCTCTGCCCTCCCCTCGCCCATTACGGTGGAGCAGAACTCAAAGTCGTCTGCTGGACCGAACTCATGGGAAGCTTTAACATGCACGCCCCAACGCGCAAGCTTTTCTGAGTAACCCGGAACCCAGCCACAAACGTCGTCATCTGACATTACGTTGGACCAGGGAACACCTACTAGGGCGTCCACTCCTCTACGGATGTGGGAGTTTCCAGAACCTGTGATTTTAACACCGGATTTCTGCACGCCAGGGC